TTGTAGTAATACCGCCGCCAGGACCACCACGCTCGCCAGAGTCCGCGTCGTCTGAGAAAGTAACTGGTGGTTCTCTTGGGGGTTCTTTTGAGCCGCCGTCCGAAGTACTTGCAGTTACCGATGGTGCAGATCCGGGAGTTTTCACTTTTGTCGGTCTTTCAGTTGCTAATGATATATCTTCAATTGCATCGCCCACTGTTTCTTTACTTATGGCAGGACCAACTTTAACACCCGAAGAACCTGCTGTGCTCATTACATCTTCAATTGTTCTACCTTTAATGGCTGCAAGGCGTTCAGCTGGTGTTCGAAAATCAGAGAACGCCATTTTCCCGCCTACTTTTTCCTCCAGCAGTCTTTTCATTCCGCCGAAATCCCCACCTACTGCCGCATCTGCATTGGGTTCTAAGTAGGTAGCATTTATTTCCTTAACAAACTCGCCTAACTCTGCGTCGTCAAGTTCTTCTATTTTTTTCCCTTTGAGCTTAGTATGTCCTACAAACATTTTGTTCATTCGTTCGAATAAACTAGCTTTCGCAGCTGGACTCATATCGTACCAGCCTTGTTCAGCAGCCACTGTTTTATCAGCGTCCCTCAGTATTGTTTTACCGCCGCTTTTTGCGATACGGCGTGTAAAGTCCTGCATGTCCGCTAAAGGTTGATAGAAAGCGTGCGCCTCAGCCACTTGTCTAGATGCTTTCTTTCGTTCTTCCGTATCTGCAATGTCTGCTATCTTAGGTGTAGCAACAAGCTGACCAACAGCGGAATCCATTGTAATTCCATGTTTTGCTAAATATGCTTCTGTTATTTTGGCACGTTCCTCTGGATCAGAAACCTGAGGAAATATTCTTTGCACTGCTTCCGTGTCTGCGCGTGCATCGTGAGCGTTGACTAGCGGATCTCCGGTAACCACCTCATATGTATCACTCAGTGTGTGAGATCCTGGATACATGTTACGACTCATCAGCAATGTGTCTTCTGTTTTTGCTTTTACTGCATCCGGAACAGCCATTTCGCCGCCGTATACTGTGGGCAAGTCAAAGGTTTCAATGTTATGCCCTGCTACTGTAGTGGCAGCTAGAATTTGACTCTGTAAATCTCCGCGTATTTGGCCTTGAGTAAGTATTTGACGTCCCGACATTGCAGCATTAACTAGATTATCGATAACTCCCGAACTAACGTCGTTACCGCTGGCTCTGCCTTCAACTAAAGGAGGTTTTCCAGCTCGTTTAAGAGCGAGTTCTCTAATTAATTTTCTCTTCTCGTCATCGGGAATTGTGGGGTCCACCGCTATTCTGTTTATCTCCTCAGCGCTCGAGTCTAAGGGAACTGCGTACATGTCGCTGACTTTTCCGTCGTTAACGCCTGTAGCTGCTTGAAAGATTAACCGGTCTTCAGGTTTTTTTGCAAAGTTTGTTTCTAAGTCAAAAAACAATCGCCTTGCGTCAGTCGGTACGCCAGCCGTTGGCTCAGGAACAGGTAAGCGTTTCTTTGCCCCTTCAATTGCAGATAGCAGTCCTTTTGCCTCATCGTATTCCGTCGTGCCTGATCTATACTTAAGCGCGGCATCGATATCCTGATCAGCCAGCAACGCCATTATTGGCTGCAGCGCCGGATCTTTTGAAAGTATATCCATCTGCACTGGGTCTCTAAGATCGACGTCTTTCAACTTCGCCAACTGTCCTGGTTTTAAGTCAGCCATTGCTTGTGATATTGCCGAAACACGGGCACTCTGCACGTCATCTTTTGCCCAATCAGGAGGAGTTAAACCGGCAACTACGTTTGCAATTTGCATCACGCCTTTGTTGTCCCCGAAATTAGTCGTCAACCGCTTCATTGCATAATTGTGTAATTTTTTTCTTGCTTCGCTTAATTGTCTTTTTTGTTCGGCTGTGAGGTCGGTTCTGCCAGCTAAAGCCCTTACCTGTGCTCGAGCATACTTTAACTGATTCTCAGTGTAAGGTTGTTCAACGTCTGCAACTACATCAGCCGGGGCTCTTCTAGGTCTTCTCGGTGCTCTATCAGTAGAGCCTTTAATTTCAGGTATTCCCCCTTCAAAGCTTGAAATAGTTTTGTCCAATGCTACCGCTGTTTCTGCAGATCCAGCTGGAGCGCTATCTACTTCGGCTCTTGCGGAAGATGCTAAGAGCTCGTCCATTACCTCGCGCGCACTAAACGCAGGCTCTACTCCAAATTCTGTTTCATACGCTCTGACTGCTGCACGAGACGATCTGAATAAACGAGCGGCGAGTTGTAGTGGCGTGGCTTCACTCGCCTTTCCAAGCTTACCCGTTTGCTCGTCTGATCCAAGTGATATACCCCGCTGTAATTCGTACTCAGCTACGGCTTCCTTTAATCCGGGAATTGCCGGGCTTCCTATGTCTCCCAGCGTCATTCTGTCCCGCTCTTCTACGTTGGTAATTCTGTAATATTTTCGAATTGCTTCACCAAGGGGAGTGTCAGCTTCATAGATTTTACGTGCTTCTTCTTTTGCCTGTTTCGACGCTTGTCTTAAGTATTGATATTTTTCTTTCTCTTCGTCTGTAAGAACCTTTGAAGGCATTTTGACAGCAGCGAGATCGGCATCGGACATTTTACCGATTTCGTCCATTAACTCGGCGGTTGGCTTGACTGCTTCTGCTTGATCTACGATATCTCTAACATTCAAATTAGAAACAAATCCTGATTCACCAGTGTCATCAACAGTCATTTTTGTCCGCACTAGCGGACGCAAAGAAGTTCGGTCAATTACCTGCTTATCTTCGTAACTTACCGGAATGCCTGTATTGTCAACAACAAAACGAATGTCGCTATCTTCCGTGTCTAAACCCTGGGCCTGTCTTTGCATTAACTCTATAACCTGTTGTGATTGTGCTGCTTCTCTTGCGGCTTCGGCTATTTGTAAATCTAGGTCTGCTTTTCTTTTTTGAATCTCTTCGGGCGATGCTTTAATTTCGGCACTGACTTTAACAGGCTCATCTGCAATTCTTTTTGGTTCTTCAGCAACCGATGTAACGTCAGTTACCGGTATCACAGTTTCCGCTGTTGGTGTTGTCTCAGTCGGTAAGATTACTCCTCTTTTTGTAAGCTCTTCTGTTAATGCCTGAATATTGTTTTCTGTAACTACTTTAGCTTTTTCTGCACTTGTCGGCGGGTTTTCGGCTACTATCTGCTTGTACTTTTGCTCAGCTTTAAACGCCTCTCTTCTTGCTTTTAAAACTTCTTGCATTTCCGGCGTTTGCGCCAGTTTTCGATGTTTTTCGCTATCTTGAGCTTTTTCTTCGGGACCGGCGTATCTGTTTTTCATTAATCTGTCAACAACCGCGTCATATTCATCAGCAATCGCTCGATGTGTGTTTGTTATTTCTTCTGCAAGTTGTCCTTGTTGTTCAACTTCGGCTTCAGCAGATTTAAGTAATGCTTGACGTTCTCTTTCTAACTCTTTATCTATATCCGGCCTGTCGGTCAGCAATTGATTTATCTGACTTAATTTACGTTTTTCTTGTGCTAAGTACGCTTCTAACTGATCGGTAAATTCTAATCCTGTAAATCCCTCTTCAGCAAGTCCGCCGGTCTTTACTACAGGACCCGTCTGCTCGCTTCCTGTAATGCCTATAAAACTTCGGTCGTCTTGCCGAGTACCTAACTCCCCCTCGTCAAGAAGCAGTCTTTCACCTAAGTTAACAAAACCTCCAGCATCAACTTCCGGATCAAGTCGGCTGAATTCTCCGCTATGTGAATATGCGTCGGACGCTAAGAAAACACGTGCCGGAGTTTTTGACTCAATTGTCAAAACTTTTCCTGGGTGAGCTATTCCACTTTCAGTTGATATAATCCCTGCAGTTTGCGGTCCTGTGTAGGGAGTTCCGTCCGGATTCGTTTTATTTTCGCCCAGCGTCTCTTTAGCAATACCTAAATCAGCCGATTCTATTAAAGCATCTCCAGCAGTAAGAAATTCATGCTTGTAGCCTTCTGAACTTCTTGTTCTGCGATAACCGGCAAACGTAGCACCGGCAACCTGGCCAATGTTGGCAGGGTCGTTTGCAGCTTTTTCACCGTGTAAAAATGCTATAAGTTCTCTGACAGTTGGGCTTGTACCGGCCTCTTCAAAAGGTTGTAAAAATTTTTTAAATTTTTCTTTCGATTTATCATTTTTTTCTAAACCCATACGTTGCAATTGATAACGGGTTTGATAGTCCTCGTCAGTAAAATATTCTAAAATTTTGTCTACTTGTTCTTGTGCCGATCTGTTATTAACTCTCGATAAAATTGATTCGGTTGTAAAAGGCTCGTCTGTAGGTAAGTTAACAGCCTCTTCTGCTAGCATGTTGGCTAACCTCGCGGAAAACCAAGACGAACTCGCTCCATCAGCCACCGCTGCCGTAAGTGCACCTGTTTCCGCATCTTGACGGATGGCTAGTCGATCTTGATTACCACTTATTATCTGATTTTCTTTACCAGCTAAAAATGCCGTAAAGGCCGGAGATTCTATAAGTTGTGCTTCCACAGTAGCCGGGTGTACAAAAACTGACTTATCCTCAGCCGTAACATCATCAGTGATATCTTTACTTTCTGTAAGATTTATTCTAGGGATTTTTAAAGGTACGGCGTTTTCGTCTATTGCTATTTCTTCATCTATTGTTCCTGGCACTGAAGTTGCCATAACCGAAGTTTCAGCAGGAGATAATTTTTCTTGTATTGCGCGGTTATTTTCGATATTAGCCTTGATACGGCGTTCATACTCGTCACTTACTGCTTGATGCTCTTGATACAGTTTTGCAACCTCTGGGTTATTTTCCCGTGCGCCTTCAAGAGCTTTTACTAAGATTTCTAATTCTTGTTCGTCATCCTCGCCTTCATAGTTGTGGTATCTCTGGGTTGCCTCTTCTATTCCAGGTACAGCAGACATAGCTCTATCATATTTTTGATAAGATCTCTGATAAAGATCTTCCAATTCCGTCATATTCATATTTGCATAAGGTGAAGCATCAACTTTTTTTTCTGACCCCGTACCTTCGGACTTCATGTCGCTAATGTCTTTTGTGACAGCTGCAATTTCTCCATCAACGTCTGATTCTTTAATTACAGCTTCAACTGCCTTAGCGGGACCATCTCCAGGTGATTCTGCCTCTAACGCTGCTCGTTCTTCTCTCAATTTTTGCAAACGGTCTAACTTTGCTTTATGAGCCATCAAATTAGTAAGGCGTTGCTCTTGAGTACCAGTTCCGTATCCTTGGGATTCGTCAATCTGGTATCGGCCAGTTTGATTAAAAATTTCCTGCATAATGCCTAAATCGTAAATTGCAGCACTTCTTGTTGCGGGGTCAATATTGTCCATTTGGGCAATTGTGGAAAGAGCTTCAAATTTTTGAGAAATAGGATCTGGTTCTGATGCTTTGTAAGTATCAAGTTTTTGTTTAAGAATCTTAAGTTGATTGTTTTTTTGCTCGATAACTGGAAGTACTTTATCAGCTTCGTGAGGTGCTAAAGCTATCCTTCTCTGCATTTCCTCTATTTCAGCAGTTAACTGCTCAAACTCACTCATTGCTTCTTGAATTTTTATTTGATTTTCTACATTGCGACCATACGTACCACCGACAACTTGACCAGACTCTTGATTTGCAACTTCTGCACCCTTGCCCATCAAGCTGTAAGACGCTCCTTGATCAGGAACGGCTGCAGCTACATCCGGACCCGTACCAACTAGTCGGTCCTGTCTTCCTAAAACTCGGGCTGCAAACTGAGGCATACCTTCGCCTGACTGCACGTTGTCAGTTAATAAATTGCTGAACAACGAAAGCGATCGGTTAACCGCTGCAGATACATCGGTTGTGTTTATGTTAGCAGGATCAAACATCGCTAAAGCGCGAAATTCATCTTGAAACCCTGCTGGAGCAACCCCGGCTGTTTCGTAATCCGAAATCATTTGAGTGACTTCATCAACTCCCATGCCGGCAGCGCCACCTCGTCGCCTAATTGAAGCAACTATTTGATTTTTTATTGCTGGGGCTGCCAAAGTCAACACGCGTTTAATTAACTCTTTGGGATCCATCGACGTGTCTAACTCAGCAAGTTGCTTAAGTGAATCAGAATCTATTGCTTGCAGATGCGGAAGTTTTGCCTGCACCTCTTGAAATAGACTCTGCTCCTCTGCGTCAAGGTCGGTTGAAGTTGCTAACTTAGCGTACTCAATTAAGGGAATACCGCCGGAACCATAACTACCCATCTCTGCGGATGCTTGAACAATTGATTGCAAACCTTTCTTTGTTCTGTAGCCACCGCCAAGCGATTGATCAAGCTCTTCTCCCTCAAGCATTTTACCGCTGGCGTCTGTCGCACGTGCTCCATGATACAAACCAGTAATGACATTACCCGCAGAAGCAGACTGTCGAGATAAACCAAAAGCATCGCTTATAATTTCGATAAACTCTCGATTTTGCTGACCTGACGACACTTTACCGGCTGAGTCTAACTGCTGCGTAATTGGAGTAGTTTGATAACGGTCTAGTGCCATAGACTGACCGGATGTCATATACTCTACTAACGATTGTACGGGACTAGTTCCATAAGAGGGTCTTGCTGGAATTGTAAGTCCCGATTGTGCAAGTCCCGCAGAAACTTCCTGAGCTTTGCTTATAATCGGCGCTACCGCATCAGGTGTTGCAGGAATGGATCCAATAGACTGTTTAAATAAAACAGTTAGTGCTTGATCTCGCGTTAACGCGGGAGCTGTGTTACTGCCCGGAAGTGCTATCTGTCCACGTCTTTGCGCTAACTTTTTTTCCTCTTCTGGATTTTCAGATTCAGCCAGAATCTCATCCAGTAACTGTATCTCTTTGCCAAGCTTTGCCGACTCAGTTCTGTAGCGATTAGCCATTGCTGGAGCCGCAGTTACCATACTGAGATCTGCCTGATCTCTCTGATAAACAAGTCTTTCGCGCAAACGTTTTGCGTGAGTTGCTGCCAACGTAACTTCCTGTTCTTGTTCCGGAGCAACTGTCTGCTCTACAAAACGACTAGCGGACTGATCTGAAACAGCCCCTGTCGAAGTATATTGATTTATTAAATCGCCCGCAAACAAAGCAACAAACTTTCGTACTGGATCTCCAGTAACTATCGCCCCTCTAGGTCCCCGAGTTCCAGCCATTCTACCGAAAGCTGTTGTGTGTTCTGACAAAATTGAACTAGATTGAATCGCCTCCACAACCATTTTTGCAAGAGATTCAGGCAAGTCTACAGTCTGCCCTGCGATCGAAGCGGGCCTTATGTTTCCTTCTTCTATGTCCTGCATAACGGTTGAAAAGAGCGCGTCAACCGCCTTTTGTACTTCGGCGTCCATGCCCCCACCGAAAACGGCGCTTGAGCTTCCGGCTACTACTTGGGAACCGGCACGAACGTCTACGCCTTGCGCTTCCGAACTGTAACGACGCGTAGGATTTAGTGAAGCTTTGAGTGATTGAATATACTTTGAAATGTTAGCACCGATTCTGGTTACCTGTCCCGGAAATACTCGGCTACTCCGTAAAGCGTCTACTACTTGAGGACTACCATCTTCTCCGGCATTTTGTATGCTAAAGTCAGTTCCCAAAAATAACGCAGAAGAATCTACTTCTTCTGCAGTACCTGGATCGACTGTTCGGCTTCTTGGTATTACCGGTCGAGTCGTTGCTTCTGCAACTACCGTTTTCAATCTTTTCAGCAACTGATCAAAAGCCGCCGGACGTAAAAACTCAAAACCTTCAGTACTTAAAGCTGTTTCTCCTACTCTTCCTGCTGCACCATTCTCAAGTCTAGTTACCAACATTTCAACGGCTCTGGTTAGAGCGGACTCAATTTCAGAACTGCTAGCTACTGGAGACATTGCCGCATTAAGTGTAGGGTCGTCTAATTTTACTGCCCGCAATGCTTCAATAATTGGGGCAATAATTGATTCTTGTGCCGTTTGTCGCTGTGTGTTGCTTACTGTGCCAGAAGATTGATTTATCTTTTTGAATGCTTGCTTAATTTGCTGATTTATTCTATTTTTGTCCGCAGGAACAGTTGCCTCTTCTCGGTCTTTTACAAGTTTTTGAAGTTCGGCGACAATCGGGGCAATTTCCGGACGAGTTTCGGCTGGATTTTCGTGACGCAGTTGAGTATTCACATATTTAACAATTGCCGAAACGGAGGCGTTTTCGGGAGGCCTTGCTCCGCCCGATTGAGCTACGCTGACCCGTCCTCCTCGATTCGGTGTAACAGCATAACTTGTAGCGGAACGAGTATCCGGTGTAGTAAGCGCCCATTTCATGTCTGCGTACTCAGGATCCGCAACTGGTGAACTTGAACGAGAGGTTTTTGCCGGCGTTCTCATTTTAGTTTGCGTTCGTCTGATCAGATCCCTGAGAGTGTCTTCTCGCTCGTCTATTTGTTCGTCTAGCTGGGCAAGCAAAAGTTCATAATTTTTTAGCCTATCTGTATGTACGTTTACAACTGTTGGCCTATTGTTACCACGCACCTCTGTTCTAAGTGCTTTTCGTTCGTCATCTATCCGATCTTGTACTTCCTTACGCTTACGTGCCGCATCCGAAACTACGGGTGCCGGACGAGTACCTTCTGAAGTAAGAGTTTCGTCAGCTGCTGCCCTTACTGGAAGCGCGCTTACTGCCTTAATCTCTTTTTCTAATATAGCTAGTGTTGTAGTAGCTGTTTTAGCGTCTGCTGTAATTTCTTTTAAATATCCGGCTAAACCACCCTCATGCGCGTTTGCCTTACTTTGTATAACCTTCTCAAAAACATTAGCAGCCTCTTCACTAGTACTTTTTAAAAGCAGCAGCGTTTGAATTAATCCTACTAATTGTTGTATTCTATCTGACATTCAGCACCACCTACATAAATAATTTGAACGTCTCCGCCTCCTCAACTAACTCTTTTTCTTCCAGTTTCTTTTGTTTTTGAAGTTTGCGGCGGACGCTAGCTTCTAAAGATTTTTGTTTTATTGCAATGATTGCGGCCATATCTGCGTAACTAAGCTTAGATAGCTTCTTCGCATTTAGTGCCGTATACTGCGTTGAATTTAAAAAATGATCTATCCACATCGCAAGTTCATCCTTTGTGGATATGGCGGTTTTCATTAGAATACCGACTGCGTTATTCTTCGACGGGCTCCGATATAGAGGCGTCCTTTTCAAGTGTCTCGAGGTACTTCTCGAAAGCGTCTTTTGATATTTTTCCAAGAGTCCAAATATTTTCCGCGAGTTCACGTACTACCTCCCCGTTGGCATCAAGCAGTTTCTTTGCCTGTGCTGAATTCATTTTTGGACGAATCAATCCCTCTACAATAGTATTTACCGTAAACTCGGTGTTGTCCATTTCTCCGTTCTTCTGCGAAAGTTGGTTAATTTTCTCCATCTGCGCAAAGCTCAGAGCGCGGATACGTAATCGTTTTTTTAATCCCTTAATCGTCAAATCTACCTCTAACATTGAATCGTCTTGAAGCAAATCATCCACGTTGTCGTAATATTCTCCGGCCCCAAATGCGTAATCTAACATACTGTTCTCTCCTTAAATTTAAAAAAAAGTGACCCCCTCTAATAGTAATCTATCAGAGGGGGTGCATTTACTGCTTAACACTGGGCAGTTTAGTAGTCGCCGTTGGCTGCAGGAGCCACTGAGAAACCACCGTTGTCCATGAAGTCAAACGAGACAGTAACCTGATCGTTTGCAGCGTTGGTCAACTGGTAACCAGTGATGATTGCCGATGGGATGGTCATGGTGTAGCCACCCTTCGAGACCAACGAAACACCGATGTACTCACCGGAGTTTGAGATGTTGATCAAGCGAGTGTGCGTGTCCTGCTGAGCAGTTGGCAAAGTGATTTGGAAAGAACCGTTCACACGCTTCGTGGTGGTGAACGTGTACATCTTACCGTTGTCGTTCAAGAACGGACCTGCATCAACCTGCTGGGTCTGCAAGCTAGCCTGCCACTGCGAGACAAACTTGACATTGTCGTAGCCGGTGTCGGCTGCGTTGCGAATCTTCAAATAACCTTCAATACCTTTAACAATAGCCATTTAAGTAACTCTCCTCATAAGATTGGGTTTGTAATAATAAAGCCGGCATAGAAACCGGGGAGAAGTGCGGAAAAGGCTATCTTTCGACAGTCACCGCAACTTTTAGTTTTAGATCTTGTTGTACTACCTTCGACTTCAGCCAAATTACTTCGGCGTAATAAAGGCCTCGACTCCGATAGCCGCTGTGTATATAGCGGTGCTGTTAAGGCGTTCTACTGGAAACGAGTAAACTTTGTACGGGTAGAATTGAACATCGTAAGGCACCGCTATGTTAGCAATACCAGATACTACAAAAGGACCAGGAAACCCGTTAGAAAGTTCGGCAAGGGAGTCTGATGCTCCTGCGAGCGTACTGGAAATAGACCTCATCGTAATGATTCCTTTCCACGCCGACATGTTTAACATGCCATAACTGTATCCGAGGCTGCTGTCACTTTGGTAGATAAGATATGGATAGGGAGCTTCTGGTGGGGCAGCATTAAAAAATACGCGACCACCATACTGTCCAGATATCTGCACTAAGGCCCTGGAGACGATGCGCCAAATGTTTGGGTATAACGCGTTTATAATCATGCTGCACCTTTGCCAGAAAGAACACCATCTATTAATGTCGATATATATTTGTCAACTTCTGGATCTAATTCCTTTTGGAAGTTGTCGTAATAAATTGTTTGTACTCGATCAACTAACTCCTCGAGCATGTCTTTAATCTCGGGCAGCGTAGCGTCTTTAGTAGACACGTTTACAGCCCGTTCAACAAGAATGTCGAGACGCGGTCCATCAATCTTTCCGTCTTTGATAAAAAGCACAATCTCGTTTGCGAGTTTGTACAACTGCAAAATAGAATCGTCAATCAATGCAGCTTTCAAAGGATTTTCGAGAGTGTCCAAAGTTAAAACCGGATCTCCCGTAATTTGTTTTATTTCTTTATTAACATCTTTATAGCTATTCAAGCGGTCTCTAAAATTTTTATTAGTGGTTAGATCTGATTGCAGAAGTGTCCTGCCATACATGCGTGTCTCTTCTTCCGGACTTATGTCCGCGAGGGTGTCGAGATAATCTTCGACGTTTTGTTGAACAAGACCGCGTATGACCTGGCCAAGTTGACCGTTAACAGTATCCAACGTAACAATAAACTGCTTAATCGTTTGAATAAGGTCAGTCATTGCTGCTTTTCCATGTAGACGACAAAAGCACCCATCAATGAGTGCTTGAGTGGTACATATACTACGTCATGCAGAATGGAATTATACAAAATTTTATCTTTTGTAGTAATCGTAGTTGCGTACGGGAGTTGCAGTCGATAGCTTGATAAACTAGTTAATAGCTGGATGTTATCTTTAGCGTTGGCAGAAATTCCTGTTTTTCCTGATCTGTTGATCACTCGACAAGGAGTAGGGGCGGAGTCTGCAAAAGACTCCGCGTACTCGCCGTCAACAGTTGTGAACCCGCCCCATACTTTGATAACGCAGCTGTCAACAAGAAATTGCTCAGACTGCTCCCGTATATAAAGAGCTTCACTAATCAACGACATCCTGTACCGCCTTGATCCGAGCTTCAATAGCTTGAACCTTTTTTACCGATTTATTTTCGGAGACGGCGTATTCTTTGATTCGCTCCAAAGTGGAAAGAGAGTCAAACTTTTCCAAGCGCGATGTAAATTCAACCAACGAGCGCAAGTCTACAATTTCTGCAACTTCCGCGTCAGATAGAAAATTCCTCGTGTCGATGGGGAGCTGCGACTCATGGTAATCCTTCAACAGCCCTTTTGCAAAAAGACCTTTGTTTAAACGACGAAACATCTTGTCTTCCATTTCTGAATAGATTTCGATTACCTCGTCCTCGTACACAAAAGCTTTTCTACTGTTTGACGATAAATCGAAATTCTCTTCGTCGGTACTCAGTAACCACCCAACATTGACTTTTGTATCGGTGGGATCAACACGAAGACCAGCAAGCATGTTGATTGGCACCTTTGCGTATTTTTTATACGCTTCTTCTGAGACTGTTGGGTAAATGTTGTTCATTGCCATAGTTAATTCCTTTAAGAAGTAATCTTGATTACACCGATGTTTTGTGGCATGTCGACAACCAAACCGTAGCTCATCCACGCGTGAAGCGTGTAGTCTGCTGGCTGAATGGTCATATCGACACTTTCTTGATACTCAGTACCGCCGTACAACAAGACTTCCCCTGCGTTGTTGCCAACGAGAATAATCTTGTCTTCCGGAATGAGCGCTGCACGTGGGTTTGGAAGGTCGTTCTTGAACACCTGTGGAAGTTCAATCAACGGCACGCCCATGTAGTACGAAACACGATTCGTGTTGAGGTACTCAAGCAACTTCTCGTTAACAGGGTACGCAATCGCGTTCGAGGTACCGCTGTAGATGTATTCGCGGAAGCTGGCAAACTTGTAAATAGGCAGCAATGCTTTACGTGTACCGATAATAGCCTTGACACCACCTGCGGTGTACATGACGTTTTCCATCAACGTATCCAAAGCCGTGTAGGTCAAAGCTGCGGTTTCCACGTAGTGTGATGGGGTGTTTGCAGTGGTCCAGACCGACGACAGCAAGTTGAACACACGGTTCACCAAGTTGTCGGTAAGGTCAAACGCAAGCTGCTGACGCATCATCTCAACCGTGATCATGTTGCCCTGCTGAACGTTCCAGAGGCTCTCACGCACACCGCCGATCAAACGATCGAACACATATGAGTGATAGTCCTGGACAGTGGTTGGCTGACTGACCAAGTGATTGGTGCCGGGAACCATCGACTGAACCGAGTACTTACCACGACGAAGACGTCGGATAATCGGATCGCCAATGTTTGCCTGACGAGTGGGCATAAACGTATTAAAGAGGTCGAGCGTCAAGTGATTGGGCTCTACCATCTGAACCAACAATTCCGCAAAAGCAGACTTACCTGCCAGGTCTTTGCCTGCTGTTTTTGCCGTCTCAGCTAAGGCTTTTTGAAACTTTTCTGTCTCGTTCATTTTTTACTCCTAATTAATGCATGATAATGTACAACATTTCGGTGTCGGGCTGATAACGCTCGACGGTCGCAATGGTGTGACTATCAGTGGTGGTATAAGTAAGCAGACCAGACGCGCCGACGGCAACGCGAGCGCCAGGAACTTTAATGTTAGCTGAGTCGACGAAACAGCCAGTCGTAATGCCAATTTTGCCTTGATGCAAAGCAACGAGTTCACCGCTAACCATTACTGGTTCTTTCCACATGGAGCGCTTGACCAAGTATTGCTTCTTATCAAAGATGGGATCGCCGTAGAGACCGCCATCATTCAAGTTGTAGGTCTTGGTTCCTGGAACAGTATACCAATCCTCGTACGTTGGGGAAGGAAAGTTGTCAGGTGGGAAGAACGCAATGAAAACGCCATGCAGAGTGTTAGCACTCGCATACGTCACATTGGGCAAATCTTCACGCACACCCGAAGCGCCAACAACAACGGCGCGACCTTCAACAATCGTTGAAGCTGCGACACCCTGCCGGCTGAATTGCGTGGTTACAATAACTGCCATTTTTAGTTACCTCATTTAAAATTTAGACTAATTCCGTAGTCCTTCGGTATATTCGTCTTGTGAAAAAGAACTAAAGTTAGACCTTAGGATTCTTTTTCAAGAAGTCTGCCAAAGCTTTAGGGCTGACTGCGTCAGTCGTCGAGCTTTGGGGTTCTGGAATTGAAATAGGCTCTTTGGTGCTTGAAGTTGACTTGCTTGTAGGAGCAGCTTTTTGCAGATCCCCAATAATCTTCTTCAAGACATCGTCAGAAAGCGACAGATAGAATTCGAGCTTTTGCTCGATCTCGCTTTGACCGAAGACAGAAGAAAGTTCAGCGATTACTTCATTTTTCCTGGCTTCGGCTTTGGCATGCTGTTCGGCTTCTTCGAAGGCTTGGACTTTGGTCCGTAAGTCATTGGCTTCCTTCTCCTTCTCGGCCAGAGCGGCCGTAAGTTCTTCAATTTGTTTTTTCAGTTCTTCCATTTTTTCCTTCTCTTCTGCTACTGAAAGTAGCGGAGTTCTATTTCCATAGGCGGGATTATCTACAATGCAGGTGCCGGCAAAGACTACGTCTTTAAGCCAGTTAATGCCGTTTACCTCTTCAGCAGAGGTGTAGTACACTTCCCAAGAAGTTCCGATAAACTCGTTTTCGTCGGCGCGTGTTTTTAGCAGATCATAAACTGCGGGGTATTGGTCTTTCCAAATGAAAGCGCGCCCCATAATTACATCGCGTCCTTCGTACGTGTCTACGAACGCCTCGGTTATGGCTCCCACAGGATGTGCTCCAGTGTGGCCACCGTAACCGCTCTCAGACACCGATATTTTAATCGGTGTTAGCCGGGAAGTGCGAATTACGTTGTCGATCTCTGATCTTGAGATACCTTCGCCGTTAGCGTTAGGCTCAAAGTCTGTGAGAACAACCTCAATTTCTTTTATGAACGGGTGGTTAATATCTGACGTTTGTGCCAGTCGCAAACCACCTTTCACAGATGCCGAACTTTTCTTGTCAGCGTTATTCATTTGTCTTACTAGGCGTGCAAACCAACCTCTTCCTGCCGCCCCTCCCCAAAGTAACCAAGAAACCCAAGCTGGCGAATCTTTAGGAGCATTCGCAAATCGTGCGTTTCTTCCGTAAAAACGGTTACCCATTCGAGCCCGTTCGGGACTAACTGACTGGCCTGAAACATATTTTCTTGCCCAGGCTACAGTAGCGGGTTCTAAACCATCTCCACTAAGTCCTTCTTTGTGCAGTGCCAAGCCTCGCTTTGCAGCGGACCGTACACCGGCAGGGGGAGAGAAATTAATGTTAGCGTATTTAGCGGCAGAGTAGGTTTCATTGCTGTCCTCCTCCTCTTCCGTAGTTTCAGTCATGGGATCTTCGACAAAGTCTGGAATATTTAGGTCAGTGTTCTCGATAATCCAAAATTTACATATGGCTTCGGGCTCAATCTGACCAGTAACAATCGAACAGCTTGCGCTATCTTTAGCGTAGAAAGCGCAGTTAGCGCAGACTAATCCCTCCGCTTTAAACGGGTTCTTTTCAGCAGGGGTGTAGTGAGAGCCTTCGCTATCAACTCCCCAACCAAACTTGCCGTACTCATCTGCTATTTTGACTAGCTCCTCGACAAGATCTTCCTGCCTAGGAGATAGGTACTCAGCTTCTTCGTTCATTTAAGCACCTCTAACTAAGTGAACCTCAAAATTTCCAGCTGCTGTGCCAGACGGCGTAAAGCAGATAATAAACGCGTTTACAGCGCTAGCCAGCATCGGGATGCTTGTAATGATACCGGTAGCTGTTATGGGTTCTGGAACAAATCCATAACGAGCTCCTGGAAAAACAGGAGCACTCGTAATCTGCAAGTCCGCTGTTTTAGAACCAAAGTCGGCATAAACAGAAATTGATCCGGCTACAGACGATTTGAAAGAAAACGAAAGTTTTCTCCAACCAGAACGTATCATTGGAACATACATGTATCTAATATTATTGCGAGACGTATCAAAGAAGTCACCATACGGATCAATGACATCCATTGTCAAAGGATCGAAGGTGTCCTCAACGACATAAATGTCGTCGTAGCCATCGGCGATAGTAGAAATTAACTCGTTTACTCTGCCGTCACCAGCAGTCTTCAAACCACCTTTAGCAGTTGATCGTAAAACAGAAAGCTCGCCATCTTGAAGTTCAGGGCCGCTATTATCTACGGGTTCATTGTAGTAAGCTGCACCGTTTGGAAAAAGCGTTGTGTCTTGATTAAAAGCTTGTGTGAAAGAACCATCCATTTTTATGCTGACTGGTAACGGAAAAGAATCAGTCCCCAGTGCAACACCGCTTGAATTAGTAATTACAAACTGTTGATAATGGGTTGTTGACGAGTCTCCAATTATCTCGATTGTCCCCAAAGTTGTCGTCGTCGTAGACGGAATGTTAATTGGCATATACCCCTCCAAAAGTGTCCTCTAATAGTATCCTTAATTTTTTGTCAACTTTAGCTTGTTGATAATCATGCGAACACTCTCACGAGAAACAATTAAACCTGTTGCATTACATAGGTTAGTTAAAGACCTTACTGAGTGATCAGGCGAATACACACTTTTTATAAAAGATTCAATAACGTCAGTTGTTCGTGGTCTACCCCTTGGACGAGAAGATCCCCAATATCTTTCAGGTTCTTTTGGAAGATAATCAACCTCAAAATTAGTCGACTCAAGTTTTGTAATCTTCCGCTGTCTTTTTTCCATCTGAACTAATTCTGAAAACCACTCTTCTGCCGCATACGGTCCGTATAAAGTACGGCAAGCAGCACAGAGAAAATCACCACTCTTCCGCCTTTCATCACAAAACATACATCTAACATATCTCATAAATTCACCTGACAAGTTATTTTGGGCATATTTACCCGCTACTATCATAGCATAAAAGCGGAGAGTTTATGTAAGTGAGGTTGTCTAATGCAATTCTAATACTAATCACTTGACGAGATTGTTATAATCCCACAAGAGAGAAAAAAAAA